TCGTTAAACGTAAAAATACAAATTGAGAAAACAAACAAAGTTGAAGATTATTTCTTCAAAATTTTGAAGGGTCAACACACAAAATTTTGTGTGTTGGAGGTCCTCGCGTGAGAACATTTTATACCTTAACTTTTTATATTTTACAATTACAATATAATTACAATTGTAATATAATTTACAAATGTAAATTATAATATAATTATACTACTATACTTTATTTATAATTTAACTTTCACTTTCAAATAGAATTTATATATATATATATATAAATAATGCAGTCGTTTACTATACAAACAGAGCGATTTATACAGAGAAATTTGAATATATCTGATGATAGTTCTTTATTATTAACTCTAAACAAAATCAAGGTTGACGAAGGAAATACTGGTTTAACTATATTAGCAGTGGGTTACGTAGCATCAGATTTTGACCAATTAACATCCGGGGTAAAACCATTTTCAGAAGAAGGCGCGGTTCAATTGGTTAGTTTGGGTAATGGGAACGCTATCAGAGTATTTAAAAACGGTAACGATTTCGTAAATAATAAAATAGAACAGGGTCCTTTTTTTCTCAACGACGGACAAACATTTGTTATAGAAAAGATAACTACAGGATCCATTATAACAATGTCTGAAGGGGGTTATGGTTATAGCGAACAAAGGTCATTAGATTTTGAATCGCCTATGCCGTTATTATCTCTAGGTCTTGCATTTTCAGATACATTATTTTATTCATTTAGAAATTCTACCCAACCAGATGGTATTGAAAAAGGGTTATTACATATAGTATGCGGGCCTAAAAAATCAAAAATATCATTAACAAATGCTATAACAGGAGACATTGTATTAAAACAAAGTAATATAACATTAGATTCCTTTTCTCATAAAACATTAACATTAGATGGAAATGTAGAATATAGAATAAAAGCAACTGAACCTATAATGGCATGTACCAATGTATATATGGGAGACGGTGATAAACGTTTTTACGATGGTAGATTGATACTTCCTCTAACAAACGATGGTATATCTTGGCCTAGAAATGGTCAAATATCTGCTTTATACCCAAATACAAAAGTAAAATATTATAACAATAGAGGTGATACAGGCACAGGAGGTCCATCTTTTGTGGTAGACGGACCAGGCAATTTTATAGATGCAGATACAGCTGTAGGTAATAACGAAATTGGTTATTCCGCGACTGGCGCTACAAGATTTATGGCAAACGGTTTGATATCAGGTTTTTCAGGTGCAGATGGAGCAGGGTTTGAAGCAACTCCCATGTGTCCGATAGCAGCAATGGCATATAAAATACCTATCATAGGTATTATAAGAAATACAGGAACGCCCCAGCAAAATTCTATATCTGTATCTAGCCCGTTTGTAGGTACAAGCAGAGGATATACATATGATACAAATACGGAATTACCTGTTCTGGTAAGTTTTAATGCACCAGGCGGTGGAACAACAAATACTATTAATTTAGAAAGAAGGAATGGGGTTATTCCTTCTATCCCTGAAGAACAGCGAACTCCGTCATCAGCTCAGATAGCGGCTACAGCTAGCGCGCCTAACGATAGGTATGGATTACAAACCGATTTCCTTGGAGGTTATATAATAAGCGATGTCCCATGTATGGCTATAATCAATACATCGCAAACAGATAATATAACACCTACTGAGCAATTTCCCGGGAGTAGCGGTAATCTAGTTCAAGGTGTAAGATCGGCAGCAGACGAGACGTTGGTATTTGGTATATCTCCCGATGAATTAAAATGTACTATTAGGCTAGGTACCGATGATTTATATTATAAACAAACTATATCTTCTGGGGGTACAGAGACATGGTTGCTAGCATGAATTTTTGATTTCATATGAAATTGATTTCATATGAAATTTTACTATTTACGTTTAATCCACTTCGTTAAGACTGCCAATTTCATTAATTTTAGCTTGCTCCTGTTTAACTGCTTCAGAAACAGTGTTCATTACATTTCGAGGAATTATATCATTAATTGTTGTCGCTCCTTCCGGCATCATATGAGACATTGCATTTTGCATAGACCCCATCAACTTTGCAATGTCTAGACCGCTTTCATCATTTTGCATATTTTGCACGCCTGAAATAACATCGTTTATAATCCCACTGGATAGCAAACCCATAACAGCCTGTGCTGGGTCATTTGTATCTATATCTGTCATAGCGCTTTTAGCTTTTTGAATGATATCTGTCATAAAATCTTTCTCTACCCCGTCGTCTAGATCAAACTTACTAACAGTATCAAGTACATCTAGATTTTTTTCCGAAGGATCTATAATAGTAGAGATTGTTAATAAATGCTGTCTAATGACCTCTCTGTTATCACGATTAGATTGAAATAAATATTTTTGTATTTCTAGGTATATCTTTTTACTGTTACCATAGAATATTGCTGTGTCTCTAGGAATGCTTTCCATCATTTTTTTAGAATCGTTTAAACACGAACCATGTTCTTCAAAAAACGTTTTAAACCCGGTGATACAATTCTCTATGCCTACATCTACTTTGTCTACTTTATCATCGTTAATACGCTTTATTATTGTAAAATAATAGAACAACGGAGAGTTCTCCCCTGTTTTTGTTCCAAAAACATCCCAGCATGCTTCTAAAAGCTCGGAAATCGCGTTAAATGCTAATTTATTATCAATTTTCATATTGCTTAATTTAATTAATTAAACGTTTATTGTGTTTTTAAATACACTTCTGCATGTGCTACGATAGCATCTAAATATTCCCATAGCATATTAATATCATCTGTATGAAAGCGATCCCCTAGTATTTCTTTCTTATAATATGAGACTCTATCATCGGGTAAACTTGAAAAAATACTTGTATTTTTCTTAAAGAAATCCAAGTTTTTATCCTTTATATAACTGACATGAGGAATCATTTTTTCAACCACATTGTTCATAACTTGTTGAGCATGGAGTCGTTTATAAAAAAACTCTATGGTTACTAAATCCCCTCTTTCGCAGGGTTTATCGAAAAGATATTTCAGATCGGAAACAAAATCCGATACCGTATCTTTTAGTTCGCAAAGAACCTTCTGTTGCTTTTTATATGTCATCGTATTAGTATATACTAATACGATTATTTTGTTTTTAAATTATTCTGTTATTAATTTTTTACCATCAAAATATATAATAGTAGGCACAAATCTTATTATCTTTTCAGTTATAACATTTTGAGGATCTTTTGGTTTTATTACATGCCATTTTTGCCCTTTTACAATGGTGACATTCGATACAGTTGAATTTGCTAGAACGGTCGTTGGGAATCTTATACCTCCATGTTTAGAAACCAGAGCAAATACGACATCTTCATCGCTATTATTTACCAATGTAACATGTTTATTCGTGTTATCTGGATGCCCAAAACCAGAATCGGTTATGTACAAATCGCTAACAACCGATGATAAACTCGTTTTAAAATTAAGCTTATTCCCGGTAGTTGTTATAACATCAGCTTGTAATTTATCATGGTAAACCACTGTCGTTGTAATAACCTCATTTGGTTTAATTGTCGTTGTACCCGATTTACTTGTAAATATGACAGGGCGTCCTGTTGTATTATGTATTTTAGCAGTAAAATTACCTATTTTATGTTGGATAACTGGTGTATTACGCTCTCTATGATAGACAAGTAAAAGTATGCCTAATATGATAACTATCGCTATTATAGCTAATACTACCCCGTGTATAATATATTCGCTATTTGCTTCTACAGGTACTGTATGATTTTTATATGAGACCATTTACTTATTGTAAATATAAAAAATCTATTTTGTTTATGACGGAATCGTATTGTTATTTATAACTATGTTATCCCTAGCTTTCTTCATTTCTTCAGCCATTTTATGAACATTATTTTTGGGTTTAGACATTCGTTCGGTTCCTAAACTTAAACCGGTTGATTTGGTTTCAGATAATATGGGTTCTGGTGTATCATCTATTATTATTTCTACTGGGTCTATTTCTTCTTCTGGTACATCCAGAAATATATCTTCTTCCTCTTCAACATTTATATCAGGGGTTTTAGATTGCGTGTTAATTATTTTATCTACCCATTTTAAAATTTTAGGTCTTCCCGTAAATACTTGAACATCACCGCTTTCATATTCTACAACTAAAGCGGGGACATTGCGAATTTGGAAAATTTTACCATTTTTAGCTAATTCTCTACTTCTAGAACTATCTAACACGATCGTATCTATGGGTAAATTTAAGTCTTTTATTGTTTTTACACACGCAATTGAATCTTTTGAAAATTTACTGTAAAATAATATAACATTGGATATCTGTTGTTTTGTCATTATATGTATTTATAGTTTTCTTCTTAAGTTACTATACATGTAAAGATGTATTAACGAGATCCTGTTCGGTCCATCATTCTAAATCCTTTAATCCTTGATGCCCTGGAATCGAGCCTAAGAGTATACGTTGATCCTCGTACAAGATCTGCCGTATAAGCAGGGAGTTTTTCTGTAGAAGGAAGTACAAGTATTTTAGCATGAGAACCAAATCCTTGACTAAAGTAAACATCCGGAAGTTCTACCTTATCTTGTAAGCGTCCTATTATTCTAAATCTATCTTGTTCTACTGGAGACCCTGTAGCCATAGATTCAACAGCTACGCTATAGTATCGCGCCGGAAACGCTGAGTCAAAGTTGAAGAAAACGAAGTCTAACGCATTGAGACGTCCAGGTATATAATGAGGAATTGTAACGTGAAAATTATGCGTTCTGGATTGGTCATATTGTCTTTCTGGGAAACTCATATTTTGTTACTATAACAAAATATTATTTTTAGAAATTAATTACAAATGATAACAAAAACAAAACCTGTTTGCGCAAGTTGTCCTAACTTTGATACCGTTAGTATTAGTATGTCTAAAGAACAATTAAAACCCGAGTGGCTTGAAAAAGTAGACTACGTTCGTAAGTTTATAGATAACCATGATTTTAAAAGTAAACACGTTCTTGGATACGATAATATAATACAGATTAAATTGAATAAAAGATATATAGGACGCAAAGTGCTTTATTGGTGTGCAAATAAAAAGAATACCAAATCTCCTCTTATTAGAAATGCTAGAGCTGCCTATGGGAACTTTGAAAATAGCGGCGTTGTAAAAATAAACAATGACGGAATTGCAGTATTTAAATTTGACTGTCCTCAGTTATATAAAACCAAGCATGTTGGAAATAAAAACCTAACAACATTTTTCCGACATATTCATTTTGTAATAGAAGATAGCAATCCTGGTGTATGGAAGAAACAGATTTATACAAAAATTCTGAGTTGCTCTCATAACATAGTGAAATTATTAGAAGATCGAAATGAAGGGTATTCTATTATACTTAACACTTTACCATGCGAATATTACGCAAAAGATCATATAATGGGGTCTTATAATTTACCAGTGAATGTTATAAAAAACATGACCGCTAACGAACTGCGTAACTGGTTTACAGATATTGTTAAAATTCATTATCCCAAGCTATATAACTACCTTAAATCTAAGAAATTAGACATAACTGAATGCCAAATAATCACTTATTGTGCTCATAAGAATTGTAAAACTTCAGAAGAAGCGGGTAAAGAATTAATGAAGAAAGGGTTTGTAAATATTAACACGTTTGCTGGTGGGATGAAAGAATATAGAGAAAAGTTTAAACACGATTTATAAATAGTATTAATATACTAGCATGGATTGGAAAAAATATATATTTAACATAGACTTCTTTGTTTTTATATGTCTAGCCGTCTTTATTATATACATAATCTGTAAAAAAGGTAGAAAACCAAAGAAATTTAAAATACCCTTTGTTAAAATACCTAAAAACAAAAGAGTTAAACTAAAAAGACAAGATAAGAAAAAGAAACGAAAAGCTAAACTTAATAAACACGAAGAAGAATGCAGACGTATATTTCAAAAAATATTTAGAACCGAGTTTAAATCTATAAGACCTAAATGGTTAAAAAACCCTGTTACAAAGAAAAACTTGGAACTGGATGGGTTCAATCCTGATGTAAAAACTCCAATCGGCCGCGGGTTGGCATTCGAATACGATGGAAAACAACATTCAAGTTATATACCTCATTTTCACAAGAACGGTGTCAAAGAATTTGAATATCAAGTCGCTAAAGACACATGGAAAGATACCAAATGTAAAGAATATAACATATTGTTAATAAGAATCCCGCATTTTGTAGTATTCCCAGATCTAGAAAGATATATTCTATCAAAATTAAAACAAAAATCTGTTATTAAAGATGACCAATACAGAACTCTTGATAATTTTTCAAACAAAACGAATATCTATGAATAAATACATTTTTCATTTATCAAATGAAAAAAAATATATAAAGGGTTCTTTAAAAATAAAAAAAATAAAAGATTAATGTAAATAGATATGAATGTGAAAATCAACGGTGATATCATCAAAAATATAACAACATTTGACAACGATCAGTCTATTATACGAAAATATGCTATTAATAATAAAATATCTAAACCAGAAAACGTATTTGTACTTCCAGGGTATTTACGAATAGAAAATCATAATAATGACGAAATAATCATATCAAACATATTTGATGATTTGGTAAAAATAGACGACGCAAGAGCTTTAATTAATTCTATTGACATATTGTCAAATAAATATGTAAATATCGGCGTTGTAGATATTGTTAATTTATGGATAATATCTAATTACGACATACCGTTAAAAGATTATGTTTATGAATCAATCAAGGAATTGGGAGAACTAAATAAGATATATAGTAGTATTGTTAATCTCCGATATATTTTAAATGAATACGTTAGTAAAAATAACGAAAAATATAATATTATAAACGAAACAGTGAAAAAGGAATCGTCCATTTATAAAAAGTTTGAAAAATTAGAACAAACAAAGATATACCCGTTTGTAAAAGAGCAAATAAAAGAAAAGACGGTTATTAAAAACCAAAATAATAGATCTATATACGATATTTTCGACGAAATAAACGCGACTATTGATATTCCTTTTATATTGTTAAAAGACGACGGTAAAACGTTATATAAAGTCTATACTAATATTAAACCCGACGACGAATGGATAGAATACGATTACAAAAATGACGGTATTTATCTTTACGTAAGAGACTCCGAGATTACTAAAATCGAAGCAAAAGAAGAAATCTCTAAATTTTATAGTTTTCTTCACTTTTCAAAAAATAATACATTGATATCTGAGTTTAACGTAAACTCAGATATTAAAATCGGAGATATACGTAATAAGTTGTTTAGCAAGTTTAGTGATATAACCATCGATTTTACAAACGAAATTGCAATAGGGGGGGTGTTTGTAATTCCAGATAAAAAAATAAATAAAGCTGTATTTGCTGATTTGATAACAAATAATAAAGACGTATCTTTATTTATTTACTTAGACGAATCTGAAAAATCATATATTGATAAACCGAGGTTTACTTTTTATTATAATATAGATCTTGGAATATACGATATTAAAAAATCTTTAACAATTACTATCACAGAATTAGAAAATGGCTTATCTGTAAGAATTTCAAGAGCAAGATCGTTATCTGATATAGCTAATTTTATATCTGTATTTTCTGGTATATACTCGACGTATGAAGCAAATAAAGATGTTATTATTAATACTTACAAAATGTTTGATAAAACTTTAGATTTTAAAGTTTACGATAAAAAATATACTGATACCAAAGATAATAAAAAGACCGGTAAAAGGTTAAAAGATCTACAAGAATATAACTCTATAGCATTTTCCAACAACTATTCAACTGCTTGTCAACCTAGATTCAAACAGCCTTATATAGTCAAAGGAGACGCAACAAAAATTAAAATAGATGAAAGTGTTACCAAAGACAAGACTGATATTAAAAATTTCAACAAGAAACAGCATGGTATTTTAAATTGGCCTTTAAAAAGCGATGATTGGTATTCTTGTTATCCGCGAGAAGACGACGACAAAAAAACATCATCTATATGGCCAGGACTGGTTAAAGCTAAGAGCGATGAACATTCGTATAAATATTTACCATGTTGTTTTGTTTCAAATCAATATACAAAGAATAAAAGCAATCTGGTAAACTTTTTAAAAAACGATGAAGATGAAGACGAAAACGATTATACTAACACACATATTTTAAAATCAACCAAATTACCATCGGTTAATAGATTGGGAGAGTTACCGTATTATATAAGATCGTTAGCAAAGTTATCAGGGTATACTAGTATAAAAGTTTCTAAAAACGAGTTTCTACCTATTGTTAGACTGGGTATGATAAGCGCTCCAGATAGTTTTATCCACTGTATGGAGTACGCCACGAACGACAACTATAAAAACATGAATAAAGATGAGAAAATATCAAGATCGCGTGAAGTATTAAATAATATAGCGAAAATGGATAACTACGCAGTTAGCAAACAAGAGTTATACGATAGATCAGATGACGAGATTAGAAGCGAATTTTTAGATATAACCACTCATATCAATCCAAAACTATACATATCTATAATTGAAAAGTTTTACAAATGCAATGTGATAGTTATAAATATAGATAAAATGCATCCTGATGGCGATATAATGATACCTAGACATGTTAAATGTCATTTAAATAGAAAATTAAAATACCCCGAAACTGTAGTGTTAACAAACTCTAAAGTATTTAAACCCTGGGTATATCAAACTAGCATCGTAGTGAATTACAATGAAAGTGATTATATCTCTAAATTTTCCACAACTAGTAAATTTGTAAAACTACTTGATGAATTACGATTGAATTCTAATTCTATAACCATATCGTCGAGTAGTGATTATATAATATAAAAACGATAAAATATTTAATGTGTCGTAAAGTTTGATATATACATATATGTTTATAGAAACATAAAAAAATGTTACAAAGAGAATTTACAATCGTTGTCGATCGTGTATTTCCAATCGACAACTCCCCATGTATTTCAAATGAAATAGAACAAGATAAAGTATACTACGGTCAAAATCCTATGCAAGCATCGAAAAAAATATTTACAAAAATAGCTAAATTGGCTAAATGTAACGAATGTTCGTATATTTTTATGATAAAAGAGACGACGATTGGAAAAACATGCGATAAGCTATTTACGTATATAGGAGTCAAATATAAACTTAAAATGCCTATAGATGTATCTAAAGGTGAAAGTTATTTTCAAGTTAATTACAAATCGGATGTAAAATCGTATAAAAAAGAATTACCAACTCATCCTGATAGCAATGAAAATCAAGTTTTAAACAATGAAAATGTTATTTTACCTATAGACCCGGAATTACTGGATAAAATTTGCAAAGAACCCATTCCATGGTTTATTGCGAAAAAAGTCATACCTTCGTATTAGATTTCTTTTTCACACGTGTCGCGTGTGAAAATTCGTTAAAAATGCGAAATTACTGAAGAGTATATAATTTTTTGATTAGTTTTAGTTTATCATCTGGTTTATCGGTATTGTGTTTGCAATAAGGACATCCTCTGTGTTTGCAATAAGGACGATCGTTACACGCCTGGCATGTCTGAGCAATCATAGTAGAATAAGCTAGTAAAGACAGGAGTACTCCTGTACAAAAGAATACAGCCATCATTCTTGTATTTTTAAATGTTTTATTAAGAGGCTCTCCTGTTACAATAGACATCGATATAAGACCGAGAACTTTTACAACTAGTGCAAATATTAGAATTTGCACAATCATTTATTATAACGTTTTCATAATTCTGAAAACGTTTAATTAACGAAAAATATATTTCAGATACATTGAATTGTTTCTAGCATCGAAATTTTTGGACATATATTCAGATACGATCTTATCCTTCTTTTGTACAAGCCTGACTAAAGATCCGTATTTGTCATACATCGATATGTCATCCCAACTAATACTGCATTCCGTTTTTAGTAGATCAAAAATCTCCTTATCTGTTCTAAAATAGATAATTTTATTATCTATTTTACCACCAGATAATTCTTTTATAGTTGTTGTCATGTGATTATCTATATGCATTTTAAGATAAGTTATAACTTTTAACTGCGAATCAAACTCTACGATAGATACGTTAACATCGAGTTTTGTATCTTTTTTAATAAAACGCGATGTATATTTACATATTATTTCATGGTAATTTCTAGTATATTGCTGTGTTTCGTTTGTTTTAGGGAAAAACAATAAAAACGTATCTTTGTTAAAATATACAGCGTTAGGTTGGTGTTCGTCGCATAATAGTTCTTCGTTAAAAGCTTTTGCATCAAAAGATGGTACTAGGTTTTTTAATTTAACTTTAACTACGTGATAATTATCTAAACTTATGTATTGTTTACAGTCATCTTCAATCAATTTAAGCTCTGTGATTAGTTGTTTTCCAGAATTTATCACAGACATTTATATTATTTAATCTCTTCTTTTAAACAACTATAAATAATATAACTATTTAAATATTTATTATTTTATTGTTAAAATATAAAACATGAATTATTTGTTATTTACATTATTCGTTATATTAATCGTATGTATAGTATTTGCATGCATGGTGTTAAAAGATAAACTCGTAGAAAAAGAAAACTACGGTAATAGCCAGGCTTTTGATCCCAGTACTAGATCAGCAGCTGCAGGTATCGGACCTTCATCCCAAGAAGGCTTTTGCGGATCGTGTATTTAAATATATTCCTTACTCCGATAAGAGTAAGGAAAAATCTTATTTTAATTATAAACATCTTCTAAAGTATTTACGTAATTTAACGCATCTTTATTTACTTTAAAAACCCCAGGTAAAAATTCGGAAATAAATAGACCTTTAAATGTTCTACATCTGCTTAAAGCTACATATGCTTGCCCTTCGGCAAATACCGTAGGTCCTAAATCTACAACAGCATAATCCAACGTACATCCTTGTGCTTTGTGAATAGTTTGAGCAAATGCGAGCATCACCGGTAACTGTTTCCTAGATGCGTAACCGTAATCATCGTCTACCTCTCTATCGTAGTACTCTATGGTTGTTATACTTCCATTTAAAAATAGAACATCTACAGAAAGATCGCTATTTATAGCATGAACTACACCCCTGGTTCCATTGACTAAACCTTCTTCCGGGTTAATATTGGCTGTAATCATTACTTGAGCGCCAACTTTTAACTTTATTATTCGCGGAAAATTTTCATCCAGTAATTTGAAATGACGAGATTCGGTATTTACAGATTCTGTAAAATTTTCCTTTTTAATAAACTCGTCTATGCATTTAAACTCGTGTTCTTTAGAATTAAGCTTTTTTAATTCATTTTCATTGTGAAGTTCGACGTGTTTTTTTCTAGAAAAAAACAAGGTTGGTTTAATCACATCGCCTGGGTTTTCATCTTTTAAATTTTGCAAAACATTACTTAGTTTTTTATGACATCTTACGCGTTTTTTGATTATATTACAATCTTGTTCTGTAAGAATACCTTTTCTGGCTCTCATTAAAAGTTCGAAGAACTCTATATCCGGGTATCTTTTAGGCTCTGCAAGGACAACAGGTTTTATATTTAAGCTTTTCCATACATCACCGCCGAATACATACAGATCTTTTACTGGTGGTAATTGTAGAAAATCTCCGCTAAAGATCATCTGAATACCACCCATCGGATTTTTATTTTTTCTTATATGTTTTGCGATTTTATCAAGTTTTCCTAGAAATGTTTCACCAAGCATCGAAACTTCATCTATAATAAGAATATCTATCGTTTTCCATTTATCTACAGTTTTTTTATCGATTGCAATGTGTTTAATGAGTACATCAACATCTGCATCCCCTGTCTTTACTCCTGCGAATCTATGAAGAGTTATACCGCCTATATTTAATGCAGCTATACCAGTTGTGGCTGTAAGAACGACGACTTTTGATGGTTTTTCATGTTTATATCTAGATCTAAATTTATCAATTAACCAGCTTTTACCAACTCCCCCCGGGCCATGTAACAAGACATTATACCCGTCCTCTACAAGAGAACATAATTTTGACAATTCTGATGACATATTTTTCTTTAAGATATTCTTATATATAATAACATAAGCTGTATTTGGATATCAATTTATTTTGAAGAAGGAAATTTATCGTATTTTTTCACATTATATGTGAAAAAGATTTGTTCTTCGTTTTCTTTTAAAAATACTTTGAATCGTATTTAACTTCATATTTTGACAGCCATGTAATGATATTATTAACATACTGCTGTTTATCATTCATTTTAATTGTAGATTTAATTTTGTATTCGCAATCATAAAAAGAATTATTTGTTATATTGTCTTCTGTGATCGAATTAATCTTATTCAACTCGTTGCTACTGTATTCACCGTAATCCACAATCATATCGTTTACGACGTTCAACGGAACTTTGTATATAAACGCTTTGCCATATCTGCCAGTTCCATACATGTCGTAAATTACGAAAATATAATGACTTATATCGCAATCGGGGCGTAGGTTATTAAGAATAACCTTGTTGCTTTTATGACGTATAGATGTTATAATTTTATATTTAGAGTTGTCATTGATCTTTAGGTCTTTTCTTATAATAGATTCAATCACGGCTGATCTGCTATTAACAAAATGCCTTAGTAACATACATTTTTCCTCAAGAGGGATGTTTTTATGGATCAAATCGAGTCCAAGTATAAAATTGTCGTTATATTTCATATATGTATGTATATTATCCATATACATATATATATTATCTGTAATAGGCGGACGTGAGAAAAAGATATTGTCTATACCGGTGAGAACAAACTTTAGCAACTTCCAAATAATATATATAATAAATGCATATAGCAGCACCGTAACAACTACTAAGCTCAAAAAAGAGTAATCGTAATACTTCATAATGAATGTTAGTTTATCACTAAATTTAGTGATAAACATCAAATAATAATATCATTTTTAATATATATTATATATTAAAACTTAAGTATAATTATATTAAAAACAATGAATTTTGTATCGATTTCGGAAAAGAAAATGGGGTTAACTAACCAGATATTTATTTTGGCAAATGGGATAGCTAATGCAGTTAAAAAGAAATGCAATGTCGCTGTTGTCGGCGAGTTTTTATGCGATTATAACTCTAATAAATACACTGATATTTCAAACGTGTTAGACATAGAAAGAACAAGTGCATACGTTAAACAAAAATACAATCTATTATTGATAAGTAAACATGATTTTAAATTTGATCTGTTAAACGTAACGTATGGAACAGAATATAATAAGATCGATATAACTCAAAATATAAAAGACAAATATTATCATGATAAAAAATTACATATAAACAAAAATGTTATTTTTAATGAGATCCAAGGGGATCCACATCCATGTGTTGAAAAAAATGTATGGTTCAAATACAAAATAAATAACAATATTATAATAGACAAGTATGAAGAGAATTTGAGCGACGATATTGATTATACCAATGATAACTATATACCAGTTTGGATAACGGGATGGCCTGTTGAAAAACGTGGTGTATTTTTAGATGTATTAACTCATATTGTATATGATAAACAATTTCTTGATATATCTAAACAACAGTTATCAGATATTAATTTAACAAATAAAGTGAATCTAATTCATCTAAGAATAGAAGATGATGCTATAAGACACTGGTCTATGATGAATGATCTTTCGCATGAAACGTTTAAAGCAAAACTTGAAGATATGTATATTAAAATGATACAAGACTATATTGATAAAAATGATACAACTATAATATTGTCATCATCATTTGATAACAATGTTGTGAGTTATTTAAATGAAAACAAATATAATACATTCTTTACAGATAATAAAAAGTTTAAAGATAGAGAATTAAACGCGATCGTTGATTTATTTATTTCAAAACATTGTAATAACGTATTTATCGGTGCTTATAATACAAACGGGGATAACGGTTCTACGTTTAGCTGTTATATATATGAAACCTTATATGCAAAAGATATTACATACAAATATATAGATTTAGATCATTTGTAAAAATATCTTTTCATGTCTTGTAAGGATTATTTTTTACCATATTTTTAAATTCTTTGGTTAGTTCGCGCTTTTGTTTTCGATTCATATCTTTCTTATCATCATCACCATAGCTAAAGGTGATTTTTGGTGGAGAAAGTTTTAACCACCCTGCGTTGATTAATTGTTCTCTGGCATCCAGAGCTTCGTTTAAATTATTAAGATACCCGATTTTCCGATCTTTAACATCCCCATCTCTGTATGAGAACACGCTGGTGATTTTGCTATTTTGATCATAACCACAATTCCACGTTACTTTTCCTCCACTTGAAGGGTCGTAATATCCGAATGGTAAATCATCACCATTTTCATTTAGTTGATTTTCGATTTTTATACCGTATGGTAATTCTGTATCTTCTTCTTTCATACTAATATTAAAAATCTTTTATTTTAAAATAGTATTCATCGTTTTTACATTTATTCTAATGTAAAATAATACAAATGATTAATCCTTTAATAACCGTGAAACGGTGAATAAGTATCATTTTTGTTGCTTCTAAAGCGTCTATTTAATTTCTTATAGTGCATTCGCATCATGTTTTCTTGATGCGCTAATCTATGCTTAGTAAACGTGCTATTTACATATTCTCGAGTCGTTTTAGCTCCCCCGTTAGGATTTAATTGCACGGTGTATTCGTCCCCGGGTAAAAGATTTGTTCTTGTCAGATATTGCCCGTAAGGATGTGATTGAGGGCGTACCGGTTCTGAAAACATACTAGGAGTAAAATCAACAGAAGTGTAATGGTCATAAGCTGGTGGAGGAACCCTATGTTCTTCTGCAAAAAGAGGCGCGACTACAGTTGTATGAAAATCGTCGCCTACATGGGTAGGGACTATAGTGAAGTCTTCTCGTTCTCTTTCTAAAGGTGTATCGGTGACAATATTAGAACTACAAGATTGAAGTATAATAATAGATAATAATGATACCAATAAAAATACAAGCCATTGGTCGTAATTCATCGAATACATTACTATCGCGATTATTATTGCTAATCGTGTTAACGAATTTAACTTCTCGTCTTGAGACATGTTAGACGTAGGAAAAAACACCATGTCTTGTAAAAGAATGGCTGGTTCTTTTACCCAAAATTTAGATTCGTTCATAGTACCCGTCTTATTTTAATACCATAAAAATAGTTGTCAAAAAAATAAAATATTAAAATAAATGAGAGTAAACTTGTTCCTAATAATTGTGATATTATCAATATTTGTGTTATTGTATTTAAGTAATACCCAAGAAGGCTACGAACCGCAAAATATGGGTAGTCAAAGATACCATGGTTTTGGAAGACAAAACGCATACAATACGTTTGACCATCATGAAGATCATGGTCCTTGTTATCAATCAGGGCAAAATGAACACAGATCATGCCTCCCGGGGTACACTAGATTTGTAAATACTTATACAGATCAAGTGCAATGCTGTGTAAATTTAGCTAATTATTAAATGTTTTCATTTTCATTCAATGATGAATGAAAATAACCGAATTTAAAATTGTGTAAGACCTAATGAATGGTTATTATAATCGCCATCTCTATAATACGGTACCAATTCTAACAATATCCAGGTTTGCAACCCTTTGGTTAAAGCCGGGGCTTCATTAGGATCAGTAGGAGTTAAAGCAGCATCCTCAATGATTATAGTTTTACCTTCTTCTTGCATAATATTTACTTCTAGAGCTTCATTTCTTGAAAATCTTATGACCTGATCCATTCTTGAGCTAAATTTCACCCATTTAGGATTCATACCGGAATCATACTGAACCCCTTCGGATGTTAACGCAAAACGCCCTTTTGGTACTTTGTTATCGATCGTATTTATTAAATGTTTGTCGTTATATCTGTCATTATGAACATCTAAATATAATCTTTGGAGATCAGCAGTATGGGTTGTCTGGACCGTGCCATCATCACCAACGTATTTTACTTCAGTATAAGGGAGTGTTACATGTTTACATTGTATAGATTGGCTAAACTCCACCGCTCTGGATCCTGGTCTACTTGAATGCGCATTTACTTGTCTAGCAGCGCGGTTCCACGTTTTAACTTGTTCTGCATAAATTTTATAGCTCGCAGAATTAGGCTGGCCCTGGAAATTCCTGTGAAAACTATCAAGATCTATATAAGTAGCCATATTTATATATATTTATAATTATATTTTATACTCTAAATCTTTTTCTTAAATATTATTAATTACAAGTTTTAAAATGCAACACAATCAACCGTTGTTATCATATTATCCTAAAGATAATTCTAAATTTGTAGATCCCATGTATGTACCTTATCAAAGAAAACTCGTATCGATGGGTGGTGATGATAACACTTGCAAACATCCTGTAAACACATGGAAGAAAAACGGGTCTAGCTCGATGGTTCACCCAACTCATATTAGAAAAGAACTTAACATGGATTTTTTAAAGATTCATCCTAACGATCCTTGCCCTGCAGGTTGGACAGACAAGGGAGACGGGTTTTGCTCTAGAACTCATCAACAAGCACACGAATCCAGTTTTTCAACAAAAGACCATTTTTCTGTAAAACACCAATACCACGATGGTTATTCTGCTTCTCCTAAAGACGGTATATCGAAAATTAAACTAAATAACTTTGATTTGAAAAATTCGGAAGCATTTCTCAATCGTTCTGTAAATCCTCATACCGGAGAATATGTTATATATCATGAACCTAGACCGCATTACGGGTCGAGTAAATATGGTAGAGTTCCATCCAGGCATTCGTATTTAGGTAAATAAATTTTAATTAGATCTTTACTTTCTAAGTAAAGATATATCGTAAAAGAGTTTAAGAAAACTCTACGCATTTCTTTTTTTCAACAATGTTGTTTTTATCTTCTAAATTATTAAGATAATCTCTTATATCCATGTTTTTCTTAACTACAACTTCTTCGATTTGTTCTTTATATTTGGTAGCGATATCGACAAAAAATTCGTATTTTTCTTTCATTACATCGTTGTATCTCCCTGTTAATATTATTTCAGCCGATGAAAATACTATAAATGTAATATATTGATTTGATTTTGACTTTTCTTTGGCATAGAGCCTTTCTTTTGATTTAATAAATTTTGGATCATGGTTATTCGCATTTTCGTATGAAAGTACATTATAGTAGAAATTTTCTGGTTTTTTAGTATACATTTTTATATTTACATGTGTATCGGATGTAGGTTCGCATTTTGAAAGATGAACATTGTGGCTAAACTCCTTCTTATTCATCAACGAGTTTAGGTTTCTTTTATCAATTGGAAATCCTAATTTAAAATCTACATTTCTCATTACTTGCTCGTATAGAAAATGAACGTCTTTGTCGGTATCGTTGATAAATTTCCAATTTGCTTTATGTTTGGAAATAAATTCTTCCCATATAATCATTAATGTTTCAACGGCATCTCGAAACAACTTATTTCCTGCTAATTTAAATTTAGAATTAAACATCATTGAATTTATAATTCTATTGTTAATACATAAAACAATTGTAACCTGGTTTAAAAACGGCACAATATTCTTAGGATCTCTGCTGTTGTTGCATTCGGAACAAACAAAGTGTATTTTCTTTGTATTTTGATCGTATCCTTTTTCAATCATCTCTTCATAGGTTAACGGTTTTAGAACTTCTTTTACAGTAAGTATTTTCTTTTCACGATTATTCGAGCAATCCATTTTTTGGCATTTTGTACACCAATACTTTTTTTCTTTACTTGTTCTTATACCTCTGATATATATTCCATACTGAACGCCTATTACAGAACCGTAATCTGCCGTTATTTTCTTTTTATCAATATTTTTCTTCTTTTTAGTTAACGGAGGGTCGATTTTTGTAATTGGTATATTTTTAAAGACATTGCTTAAATTAAACTCTAAATTAGAGTATATCATATAAGTAGCAGTCGATATTGGTAACTTTTCAAAAGGCCGAATAGTAGTCATTTTTGCAGTTAATATGCTATCTTGAGTTCGCAAATTAATATTTAATAAACAACAGTATATATCGTTTTTATTATAAAAAGTATATTTCTAAATAACAGCATAACGATGGACAGTACTAAAGATACGGGTAAGGCATTCTGGGGTCCTCCGATCTGGAAAACAATACATATTTTAGCTTCTACTTTAAGACCAGAAAACGCTTCAGAGTTTAAAAAATTTTTAGAAACTCTTACTCATTTACTACCATGCGAGAAATGTAAAAGAAATCTTAAAGAAAAATTAAAGAACTTTCCCATTGATGCGTATCTGTTTAACAATGACGATGCGTTCTTTTATACATATGTATTACATGATATGGTTAATACATCCATAAATAAAGCTGATAAAAAGCAGCCAAAGGAATCCCCGAGTTTCGACGAAATTAAAAACTTTTACTTTAAAGGTTTATCACAAGAATGCAAAGATTGTCAGCTTTAACTAAAAATAACAATAAACATATATAAACAGGACAATAACTTATGCTATAATAATGTCTTCTGTACTAAAAAATATCGAAACGTCGCAGCTTATTCATATGGGTGTTGAAGTTGCAGTAATAACAGGTGTTGGTTATTGGTTAAATAGAAAAATTAATAATCTTCAAGATAAAGTTGATGAACTAACCGAACAAGTCAATCATCACAACGATATTATTTCTAAGCAAAACGAAATTATTCTTAACCACGGGAATACAATTAATAAACTTCTAACACTTGTTAACCAATACCAAGGAGGGCACGCTGATCCCCCTGCAAGGCAACAAAGCAAACCTAAGAAGACAACGTTGAAACCTATACCCGAAGTACAGACCGATACGGTATCGTATATCGAAGAAGACAGAGTAGACGATATAATCGCAGACGAGCTAGCTGAATTAAATACGTCCGAATATTGCGACCTAGAAACAGGTGAATGTGATATAAAACAAGAAGATAAAAAAAAGTAGATTACAGTAAATTATGGACAAAAAAGAAAACTATACAGAGGGGCGTTCAAAAACCCAAGCTGATACCCAAGAACGGGACGGTCAATGCGATGTTGGTAATTCTACCCAAGCTTATGATGAAGCAGATGAAGAAATCGTCTGTTTCAAACACGGTAGATATAATAGAGAAAGAGGTAATTTCCCAGACAATGTATTAGGTTATAACAACTGGTGCGAAGGATATAGTTGTTATATTGAACCAATATTTAATATTAATATACAACCTTTCATTAAAGACCTTAAGGATATCTCGACCAATGAACCAGATATAAAAGATTTTTATAGATTTGCATACTTGAATTCAAGTGGGTATATTTCTCCTTATTTATAATAAAAATGGGCGGTATAGGGTTTTGGAAAAAAGACTATATGATCTTAGAAAATGAAGATCATAATAACGTTGAAAATGAGGTAGATCATGATGACAACCTGGCTATAGTAGAATTGGAAGATATGATAGTTAAACTATATGATACTATTAACGGAATCCGAGATTATCATAATGTAGATATGTTTGATGATCTTTCTTTATTATCATTAAGAGACTGGTTATCTAATTATATACCAGATATGAAAAAATGTTTTAATCCTGATTATTAAATAAATTATCACTTAAATAAGTGATAATTATAAGTATAATTATTACAAATGAGTAACTGCGAAGAACTGGATAACATTTCAAAATGCGCTAACATGCTTTGCGAAAAATATAATACCGATATCAAGGCTATTTTAGAAATAATTAGCGAAAGTCATGCGTTTAAAAACACCATGATTAAAATAATGAACGGAGAATGCGATTCAAAAAAGATGATGTCGTCCGTTTCAAGAGTATTTTTATCAAATTTAATAGATGCGAAATTAATTAATATAAAAAAAGATACAATGTACTGCCTGGGTGATATATCTAAAATGTTAAAACAAGGTATTATTCTCGGAAAAGGATCGTTTGGCGAGGTTAGCATCGGTATTTTAAAAGATATCCCAATCAAAGTTGCTATTAAAAAAGAAAAGGTAGGGTCAACTACAGTTGTTAAAGCTAAGAATAAAAATAAATATAAATCAGAATTATGGAATGAAGTATATCTAACAGAATTGGTAGCGAATGAAATAATAAATAATAGAATGGGGCAGGCTGTTCCTCTATTATATAAAGAATTTGGATGCGAAAACAATTGTAATTTTGAAGGGATGGAGAAATCACATTGTATAATCAGTATTATGGAAAAAGCAGACGGGACGTTGTTTGATTGGTCTAACAAACCCCATTCTGAAGATGAATGGTATAATATGTTATTTCAAATAATGGCAGGTTTGACGGCGTTGCAATCTGACAAATTACAGATATTTCATAACGACATCAAAGCTCAGAATATATTATATCATAACATTGCACCAGGAGGTTATTGGAAATATATCATAGACGGTAATGATTATTATTTACCCAATTTAGGATTTGTAGCAATTATAGCAGATTACGGAGTTTCGACGACATTCAACCCGTCTATAAAATATCAAAATCCTAAAACTCGGAGACTTGGGTATAGAGGAATAATCCGCACGGATAGCGAATTTTGCGGGTTAGTATTAGCAACGCGTAATTATAAAAATCGTATCAATACCGACAACGCCGTTATAACTCATATAGAAATGTCACTTGAATTGAAAAATAGTATAGACCTCAAACCATCTGAATATAATTATGATTATATTAAGAAACATGACACAATTTCATATAACGGTTTATTATATTATGACGGTAGTTACTCGAAAGATAAGTATGATAATGTTAAAGTAAAAATTATACCTAGCTCTCTTGAAAATCGTATTAACCGGCAAGATATTTTAAGTAAAAAACTTCTTGCTAATTCATCGTTATACCCTCCTATCGAATTTGCATTTGATACTCAAGATGTTATAAAAACATTCATTGGTGGGAAAAGAACAAGACAACCTGGTACCCACCCGGGGTTTTTAAATTTAACTTCTAGTATCCGTAAAGAACTCGAACGATATAAAACAACCACGGATACTATATCTCTTAAGAAATCTAAAATATTTGGAAGCGATTTCATTCCTGAGTTTTTTCAAAATAAGTACGATTTACAGAGTAACCATGATTTAATAAATAATAACATCTTGCTAAGTACTTTTAAATGTTAAATATTTAATTTTATATTTCGTACGTACGAAATATAACCTTATTCAGTAACTATAAAAATATTCTTTTTATAGTTTTGAAAATTGACCGGGAATGAGAAGAACTGATAGTAACATAGATATCATGCATCTTTGAATGATTCGTATAATTTGTATATCTAGTTCCATTAAAAGGCCGCGGGAACTTGAACTCGTTTTTAAAATGATTGTTGATGTTATTTTTTAGATTATCCATTTCAACGTTTACACAAATACAATCGCGGCTTTTTACAATGATTTCTCTCGTATATGGTTCCTTAAATATAATATTGCTACTAATCGTTAACTCGGTCTTTAATTTATTGCATAGCGATTTGTTACATATTATTAGTTTATCTTTAACCACATTGTCAACTATTGAAAAATCTCCGCTGCTATTAAGTATATATTTATAATTGTAAGTTTTTGTTCTATTTTTGAATAAATATATCGGTATAGCGACAACTACGGAAAGAAGAAGTATGTTAGTATATGCGTATATCATCGTAATTACTCGTCATGATATAATATTTAAAACGATATTAGAATAATAATAAATTAAGCGATAACATGATGCCTGCGACTGTCTACAAGACCGGGTCCCATACCAAAGCCTATCAAATCGGTTTCATATTGAAGATGTTCAAGTTCCATTTCACGAGGTTTAGTTTCATATTCTTGGACAAGCTGAATGTAGTCGTCATCTGATCTAACAACTCTGTCAATGTTAGGGTCAAGGACTTTAATATTGTTTTTATATGATCCTGGTTTGTAAGTACAGTAACAACTAAAAGCTATAACACCTAATAATATTAATATTATTAATACTGTTTTCTGCCTTGTAGATTTCGCCATTTTAATATGTACATTGAAAAAAATGAATTAAATTTAGTAAAGATCGATGTTAGATATATATATTACACACTTGTAAAAATACAATATAATAAAAATGTCTTATCCTATCATTATTTCGATCGAAGGTATCGTTGGAGCTGGTAAAACAACGTTTATAAACAATTGTTTGGTTGAGATATTAACAGCAAAAGGATTCAATGTAAAAATTGCAAGGGAACCTGTTGATTTATGGGTTGAAATACTCCCTATGTTTTATAAAGATCCAAAAAGATGGGGGTACTTCTTTCAAACAAAAGCACTTGTAGACAGGATAGGTGTATTAACGGATGCAATAAAACATGACACAAATGCTGATATTATTATATGCGAAAGGGGTATAGTATCCGATTCTATTTTCATGGAAACGATGAGGCAACAAGAAAAGGTCACAGAAATGGAATATACGACATATAAAGCGTTATGGGATATAGTTGTTAAAACTATATTATTTACACCTAATTTATATGTTTATTTATCCCCCGATGTGAATGAAGCGATGAAGAGAGTGAAAATTAGATCAAGAGACGGGGAAGAAGATTTAGCTGTTGGGTATCAACATATTCTTAAACTAAATCATGATAAAATGTTTGGTGATAATTTTATCGACATAGGTGATAACAAAGTCCCTGTCCTAAAAATCGATGCAAATTTAAATTTTAAAGATGATTATGATACTAAATTAATTCTAACGAATAAAGTTATATCATATATATAATCATAAAAATGAAATACCCAGATGGTATCTGTGATCTTTTTCATATTCAACATGGACAAACATAATTTTACCTACGATAATGTAGGTATTTTTCTTATGGACGAAGAATTAGAATTTCACGATCAATAACGTTGCAAACTATATTTTTTTCATCTCGTATGAGATGAAAAAAAAATTACAACTACAAAAATCATTATCATACTTAAATAAATCAATAGTAAAAACAAAGACAGGGTCCAAAATGTCGGTAAAGACAATAATAAAAAAACCACGCGAAGATGACATTCCGGATATACCGATTAATTTCCCCGAATTATATAACCTGAAATTAAATCTATTGGAAGATAAGGTTAAGTTAAAACCAGGTCTTCCATTAATTCCTTTAAGCCATACAGAAAAAATACCAGAAAAGAAAATCGAACCTTTCGTTAATACATCTGATCGCCAAGAGACCCCGCGTCTGGTAAATAACAGTGTAAAAGAAGTAAAAAATGTCATTCGCGAAAACGAATCTCGTGATAAATTAGAGAATATTCGGTCTTCAGTCGACAGAGAAGATGAAGATGAAGATGATAAAGAATTATTTGAAGAAGTAGGCGAAAAAGATGACTATGACAATGATATTATTGAAGATGAAAATTACGACGAAGATGATACCGATCGGTCATCATCAAAAGAGGAAATAAAAGATTACGATCCATACGAGGGGTTGTCCCCGGAAGAAAGAGAAGAAAAGGAAAGAGAAGAGTATATATGGAGATTTCGAATTTTGAAAAAGAAATATCATAATACAGCGTCGATTTCTATACCCGAATATAACGAACATTCAGATTTGCCTATGATGAAAAAATCATACGAGCGTACGATTAAAGAATTGTATTTAGATGATGCTGTTGAAAATTATAAAACATATTTACTTGGAGGGTTTTTAGCGATAGAATATGTTTGTACAAGTATAATTGGTGTAGATTTAGAAGGATTTACAATGCAACAGGTTCAGATGATGCATAAATACGATACATTGTTAATAGAATTAGGCGAAAAGTCCTACTCTACAGTAGGATCCAATTTACCTGTAGAAATAAGATTATTATTTATGATGTTAGTCCAAGCTGCGTTATTCTTTGCTGCAAAGTATGTTTCACAAGAACACGGGAGTCACATCGGTGATATGATTAGATCTGTAACAGGTATGGCACCAGAACCGGTGAAGAATTCCGAAAACGGAACAGGGGAGACTAAAAAGAAGATGAGAGGTCCTAAAACAAAGGCATCGGATATTAGAAATAGAATGGATAATACGTAAATCATTTATCATTTGATATTTTTATTAATTCTAATTGATCAAAAAATCCTAATGGGTCGGGAATCCCCATGTCTCTAAATAATTTAACAGATTCTTCTTTGCGGTCCTTTTTAGGTTTGGTCTTTTTTCTACTTTTAGGTTGAATTTTATTATAATATATGGTATTTTTACCATCCCCTATTGATTCGAGGTTATACTTTGACATGTAACTACAAAGTTTTTCGTTTGCTATCTTTTTCTGCATTCTTAATTGCTTTAACCTATCAGTCAACCTTTTAATTTCTTTCTCAATTGAATTTATTTCGTTGACGTAAGATACGGTTGACATTTTTAATCATATATTATATATTTTTAAAATAAAGTATTTCTATTTGATAATATATATTATCAAATAAATATTACAATATCTATCTATATTTGTAACTTTGAAAGTTTAAAAATATCTTTTTACGATTGTATTTGTATTTTAATTTACCAACCAAGTCGATGAAATTTATATTTTTATAGAAACTTCGTATTCTTTGCCATAAAACATATTTTAAATGTTTGTTTTGCAGCAATTGTTCAAATTCCGAATCCTTTATCCATAAAAGTTCTTCGATTTCATTTTTATGTTTTTCACTAGCAATTATAGTTGAAAAATTCTTAGTATTTATCGTATATGAATTATCGATAGGGATAAACAACGTTGACATTTGATATGTTTTCTCTTCGTTTACTTTCTTATATTTATAATCTATCAAAGCAACTGTTTTATTTAGGTTTATATCGCTAATACACCCAAAGATTCCTTTTGTTTCTTCGTTAAACTCTCTATACCCAGCTATTAGATTATTTTCGTTTTTCTTTACCCCTCCTCCCAAGTCCGTGATTTCGCCTGTGTTTTTATCAACCCCTACTAGAAACCATATCGAATTATTTACTATTGTGAATGGTATTATAGACGATCTTATTGATTTTAGTTTTTCTAGATCATCAGGGCTAATAAATTTTGTAATTTTACTAAACATTGTTAAGTAATAGAATTAAATATAATATTTTTACAATTCCGCCCATAAAATTCGTTTTTTCTGAGATTTTATTTTTACAGCCTTTTTTATTTGATTCTTTGTAAATTTTTGAGCTAACACAGGGGTTTTATTTTCATCAACCATTATACTAGGTCTACACACGGAAGGACCTTTTTGATCAGGGTGTCTTTCCCCGCATTTGAATTCGTATTTATTTTTTACAATATTTTCGGCATAAGGAGTGAGATTCACCCATTTCTCTTGAAACCATCTTGATAAATTCTTATTTTCAGTTTCTTTAACTGCGCCACCTCTGTCTTTGTAAGTTTTTATTATTAAACCAGATCTATACGCTGAATGTTTAGGAACAGAATTATATATCTCTTGTTTGACTTTAAGATACAATCTTTTGTTTATAATCTTGTCAGGGACAGACATTTATATAATATAAATATATTTACAAGTCTAAAGAAAATAAAATGATATTATAATTAACAATATTGATTGCTTTTTACAATATATTAACAAATACACGGTATAAAAAAAAATATGTCTTTGGGGAATATTTCCAAAATCCAATGGTCGTGTTTAACCCAAGAACAATGGGAATCTTACGCGGTTGTAGTGATCGACAGGCCATCTTCGAAAGATGGAGGAGGAGACGAAGACAGATCGAAAACTCCGTACGACCCTTTAATGGGTGAACAGCGTAATTATACACCATGTGGTACTTGCGGAAAACATAACACCGAATGTCCTGGTCATTTTGGTATAATTAAACTTCCATTTCCGATATATAATAAGATTTTTACACCTGTTGTTTTAAAAGTATTACAATGCGTTTGTATTAAATGTGCAAGACCTTTGATTTTACCTGAACATATATCCATGTATGGATTTTCATCCCAGACGGGGCTTACCCGTTTTAAGGCTATATCAACCAAATGTAAAAATATAAAAAAATGCCCATGGCCCGATTGCGGAGAGGTTAACGTTAATTTTAGCGAACCTAATAAGAATAAAGCTGAAACAGGCGTTATATATTATAGCGTTAGCCACGATGGATGTACTAAAAGAGAAGAATTTACAACTGGTGCATGCTTTACGCTTTTATCAAGTATTTCCAATGAACATATTGATTTTCTTGGATTTAATGAAAATCTTATAGAAAATCCCAAATATAGAGACCCTGGTTATCTTTTAAACGATGAATATCATCATGTTCATCAATTCAGACCCGAGTCAATGATATTTACAGTGCTTCCTGTACTTCCTCCTTTGTCAAGACCTTGGGTTGTTTCAGACGGAGAAGACAACGAAAAGAAAGATGACGATCTTACAGACAAGTATAACTCAATTCTGAAAACAATTATAACGTGGAATACATTTAATTTTGATGGTACAAAAAATAAAAATAATAAACGTTTAACTAATTCACGTCGTAGCACATCAAAAAGCAAAGCTGATATAGAAAAAGAATTAATGGAACACGTATGGACATTGATAGACAACAAGAACGAAAAGTCAAAACTCAATAGCGGTGGGAGAGCGCACAGGTCTATCGTAGACCGATTGACAGGTAAAGATGGTAGAGTCCAATCTAACGTTGGAGGCAAACGATGTGATTTTAGCGCGCGATCTGTGATTATCGGAGGCGGTATACGTTTAAAAGACGATGAACTTGGTGTACCCGATGAAATTGCAAAAACGCTTACAAAGCAGGAGTTTGTTGCACCGTGGAATATAGACTATATACAGATGTTGATAACAAATAAATGTATCGTATCTGTATCTCGGAAAGGTAGACGAGAACGTTTATCTTGTTTACCCGATAAGGGTGTAACATACAAAGCGCGAAATGGAGATATAGTTGAACGTACTCTACAAAATGGCGACGTTGTATTTTTTAACAGGCAACCGACTCTTCGAATTGAAAGTATGATGGCGTTTAAAATTAAAATAGTTGAGGGTATGGCATTTCAACTAGGTTTGTGTTGGACAAAGTCGTTTAATGCTGATTTTGATGGCGATGAAATGAATCTTCACGTCCCGCAATCTATAGAAGCAGAGATAGAGATTATGGTAAATTCAAAATGTTCTAAACATATTGTATCTGCTCAAGGCAACGGCCCTGTAAATGGTATAGTACAGGATGGTCTTGTGGCATCTTATATTTTAACAATGACATGGGATGATAAATCAGTTACGTTGGTTCCTAAAGATATAGCATTAAACATATACAAAGATAGCGAAATCCAGCTTTCTCGCGTTAAAGACTTAATGATGAGAGCGTATGAGTACCACCCCGAGTATATAACTCTAAAAAATGGAAAATACAGTTTCAATGATAATATCCCAGGATGTTTATTTTTATCCGTTATTTTCCCTCCAACGTTTTGTTATACAAGAACAACAAATGTCCATGATGACCCAAAACTTTCTGCGATAAAAATCGAAAATGGTGTTATTCTACCCAATTGCGGGCCTATTTGTAAAAAATCTATAGGATCGTCAAATGGTTCTATTGTTCACGAACTTTGGAAAATAGACCCCGAATATTCTCTTAAATTTTTATCTGAAATTCAGCAATTGACAGATAGGTGGCTCCCTACGCATGGATTCAGTATGGGTATTTCCGACTGCTACGCCAATTCTTCAGATGGAGTTGCGAAGACTCTCATCGAAACAAGAACAAAAGTATCTTCGATCATTAACGGGTCTGAAACACTTGAAAAAACTGAAATAGAAATAAACGGCGTTCTAAACGATGCAATGGCGGTAGGACCTATTTTAGCGAAAGGGAGTATGGAAAAGTTAAATAAAAATGCTTTAAATATTATGAGAAATAGCGGCGCTAAAGGCTCTGTTATTAACCTTGCTCAAATTGTAGCATTTGTAGGGCAACAGAATATCAGAGGGGTTCGTATGCCTATGAGTTTATCTCATAATAGTAGATGCCTACCTTCGTTTTTACCTGGAGATAATTCTCCGGATGCAAGAGGATTCGTTGGAGATAACTATATCACGGGTTTAACACCTCAAGCTGCATTTTTTCACGCGGCAGCTGGTAGAGATGGAATTATATCCACAGCTTTAAAATCTGTAACGGGTGAAACGCCTATCGTTATAATCGATAATGATGGGCTGTCGAAACGTGTTACCATCGGCGACTGGATAGATAATTTACTATATGAATATAATGATGATATTGAAAAATATACGGATAGAGATATGGAACTTTTAAATATCGAGGCGAAAAATTATAACGCGTATATTCCGACTACAGACGAGCATGGTAACGTATCATGGGGGGTTGTTAAAAATGTAACAAGACACGACCCCGGAAAGCAATTGTTTCGTATTAAAACTTTAGGCGGAAGAGAAGTAACTGTAACAGAATCTAAAGCGTTATTGGTATGGGATTATAAAAGTAAAACATTTGTAAAAAAAGATACACCGTTGGTTAAAACGGGTGATTTTGTACCAACTACAGCTGAACTCCCTGTTTATAAAATAAACCAAGAAAACGTATCCAATTGGAGTTTTATTAACTTACCAAAAGATGATATAGTCAGACTTGTTAAAAATAATATTTTATTTGCCAGTGATACTTCAATCATTATATATGGTTATTCAGCGGATAAAATCAATATGTTATTGTCGAGGTTGGGTATATTTGGATCAAAACTTACATATAATAGAGTCTCCGTGGAAGGGATATGGGCTTCGCGTTTATCTGATATTTTAGAAATGAAGCCAACCGTTGAGTTTGTTGATAATGGTGTAAGTCAATACAATAACGTTATTCTTGATAAGATTATATCTATCGAAAAGGTATCCATCGATGAATATCACAAAATTTACCCTAAGTATAATCGCAAAGTATACGATCTGACTATCCCAAGTACTCTTAATTTTGGTCTGGCTAACGGTCTTCACGTTGTAGACACAGCTGACACTGGTTATGTTCAAAAACGTTTAGCCAGGAAAATGGAAGACTGTAAAATCTGTATAGATGGAACAGTGCGCAATGCAAACGGTACTGTTATTAGCTTTTTGTACGGAGGGGATGGGATGGATCCTAAAAAACTGGTGTCTATTAAAGGATATGATTCGCCGTTTTTTATTAACCCGGTGACAGTTGCAAAACGTCTAAATAGCGACGCTGTTAGATCCGGTGGGTGCAATCCAAATAAAGATAAAATAAGAAAACTCAAACAAACCGAGATAGACTATTTGGTTAAAAATATATCATATACTAAACTTAAAACAAATGTTGTTAAATTTGCAAATGAGAATTTAAAATCTATTCTTCGTGAAACTATTAAAGACGTCGAAGTGTACGAATGTAAGATTGCGGATTTTTGCTTGGAGATCAAAGATTCTTATATCAATTCTAAAGCTCAATATGGATTAATGGCTGGGTTAATAGCCACGTCAAGCATCGGTGAACCAACGACCCAGATGGTGTTAAATGTATTTCACCTTGCAGGGTTTAAAGGGAAAGACGCGAGTCTTGGAGTACCCAGGTTTAAAGAACTAATAAACATAACAAAGACAGCAGATCAACGTAACCCCGGGTGTACTATATATTTTAAAGACGAAGAAATCGAAACTAATGCAAATAAAATTAGAATTTTAGAAGAGAAAAACAAGAAAAAAATAAGTCAAAAACAAAAAGATAAAAATAACGATCTTATCAAGGTGTATAAAAAAGAATCGTTGTCGGTTATACAAAATTTCAAAAAATTATTTGAAGAAATAGCTGTTAAAGATTTGATGAAGAGCTATGATATGAAATATATTAGAAATTCAACGAATAGTCCTTCAAATATATTAAAATACGAAAAATATGAAGAAAAATGGTGGTCTAAATTATCAAAGAAATTATTCGAAAACGAAAACTATGATATAAACTGGGTATTAACAATTCATTTCGATGTTAATAAACTTTTTAATCATAAAATAGAACTTGACGAAATATCGCAATCCATAGAGGAAAAAAGTAAATCCAATATTAGTTGTATTTCATCTCCAAATAATATTGGTAGTATTGAAATTTATAGCTGTATTGACAAAATCCAAGAGTATGCTAAAACAAAAATAGATACGGACTCTGGTTATATCACCGATGAAAATATTGAGTATTTTATATGCAGAGATGTTTTACTGGAATTTGTCAAAGATGTTCAAGTATCAGGTATAAAAGGTATTTCAAAAACGTACCCAAGAGAAAACCTTGAAACAAAAGAATGGGTTATGGACACGGACGGTGTTAATTTTTTAAAAGTACTCCAGGTACCCGGTGTTGATAAGACTAGAACGATTGTCGACGACATGCATTCTATAAACGAAATACTTGGAATTGAAGCGGCGAGAAGATTTTTGTTTTTAGAATTGTCACGGGTGATTTCATTTGATGGTACTTATATCAATCCGAGGCATTTAAGTATGTTAGCAGATGTAATGACGACGTCTGGTTCTTTATCCGCCGCATCCAGATATGGCATTGGAAGAGACGCGGGGCCTAACGCCAAAATATTGTTTGAAAAACCTGTTGATAATGCAATGAAAGCGTGTGCTTTTGGAGAAATAGATAACATGACCAGTTTATCAAGCTCTGTTATGTATGGGAAAATAGCAAATTCTGGCCCCGGTATGGTTTCAATAAGAAAAGAAGAAAAACAAACAGGGTCTATACCTAATATATATAACGTATCTCAAATTTCAAAAAGAATTAAACAGTAAAAAATAATTTCTAACATACTTTTGTTGGAAAAGTTCTTATATAATAAATATTTATTATATACAAAATAAAATGATTACAACGTGTGCTATAGGGGTAATTTTTATTATCGCGATGTTTGTCACGGCATTTAGTTGTAGGGTGCGCAAAGAAAACAAGGAATTTATAAATTCTTTAACAAATGAACAATTAAGAAAATACGAGAATATCAAAGCGCAGCGTTGGAATATTTTTATAAATGCAAGTATAGCCGGTATGTTATTCGGCGTTATCGGTGTATTTGTTTATACACAAAATTACAGATCCAATCCTTTAACCGCTGCTTGTTTATTTACAAGTATAGCATTTACGGTTCAATATTTTTGGTATATATTATCTCCCAAAGATGATTGGATGATAACTACTTTAAATACTGAATTTCAAAGAAAAGAATGGAAAGATACTTACCAAGCTTATCAACGTGCTTACCACGCAGGATTAATTTTTGGTATTATAGGTTATTTTATATATGGTTACAGTCTTAACCAGATCATTAAATCAGTATAATATTTGTTATATGATTTGTATAAAATTTTGTCATCTAATATTAAATGACAAATAATATATAATGCTTTGTTGTATTTTATATTTATACAAGACGTCCGACATCTTTCATGAGACGTTCGATTCCGCTTGATAGACCCGCGCATGACGCTCCTCCAAGAAGAAGTACGACTTGTGCAAGAACAAGAAGGCCAAAACCACGGATCTGACGTGAAATTACCTCTTGTTCTGTAATTTCACGAGGTTGGCGTTGTTTAAGAATATCCATAAGACCATAGATAGCAAGGACGATGGAAAGGACGACGGTAAGAAGATAGCAAATGGACATGTCACGCATTTTTATTTATGTTGTTATTATAATGTAAGACAAATTTAAAGTATTTTTTTTTAAAAAAAATGTTTCATTTTCTCATCAGATAACCTGATGAGAAAAATATATTCATATCATTAAAAATCTGCATCCAAGTCAAAATCATTTTCATTGTTTTCAGGTTTTGCGTATTCTGAAACTTTACTTTCAAAAAAATTAGTTCTATTGGGTAATGAAATCAAAGCCATCCACGCGAAAGGGTTTGATTCGTTGTACTTTTTATCATAACCTAGTGATTTGCAAAGTTCGTCAGCTGTACATTTTGTATATTTGATCAAATCTCCAGATTTTAATCCGATTAAACCGTTGTCATCGATAGGGAGTATTTCTTTTATAAATTGTTTATTTAAATCTACGGCCTCTTCAATTACGTCATAAAATTCTTCATTTGAAGGCCTAGTTTGATCGTTCCTTGTTAAGATAGTGTTAAACAGTTCGCATGCAAAACGAGTATGAATAGATTCATCTCTGGCTATAAATTCATTCGCTTTGCAAAACCCTGGGAGTATTTTCTTCCATTGTTTAATCCAATGAACACATGCAAATGCGCTATTAAAAAGAATACCTTCGATGCATGCAAAAGCCAAGATTCTGATGGGTAAAGATTTTTCAGGGCTCATGTATTTTAACATAAACTTGCTGATATTTTTTACAGATTCAAATGTATCAAACGAGTTGTATATTTTGTATCTTGTATCTGCATCGACGATGATACTATCCGCCATCAAAGAATACATTTCAGAATGCACCATTTCCATGGCTCCTTGTTCAGCATAAAAAGCTGTTGCTTCTTTATACATAGAAGTATCTTGTTGGAAATGGTGAAATATGTTTTCTGTTACTAACCCGTCGCTGGGTACGAAAAAACTTAAAACTCCTATAACCAATTTTTTTACATTATCATCGCATTTTGGGTCGTTCTTCCATTGAGACTTGTCAAACCCTAAATCTACATCTGCCGGAACCCATCGGATATCGCGTTGTTCTCGATAATACTTGATAAGATTTTCATTTTTGATAGGGTGGAATGCGTAATCCGCGGTGGAGAGTTCAGTTTTGGTTGAAGACATGATTGCGAAAATAAAAACTTGTAAAGTATGTAAATATTAATATTTTTCATATTTATCAATATCATTTTTTATACCGTATTATTTTTCATTTCATAATTTTATATTTAAATAATAGTTATGTCTTCGTCGCTATATACATCAAGATATATGGGTATAACCGATCAACCCCAGGACAATGTTAGACAAAGAGTTATAGACGCAACAACAGGTATATCTGTAAAACTTAAAAATACGCTCCCTGTTACCGTTATTGTCACACAAGAAAGACCTCACCCTCATTTTATTAAAGAATTAGTTACTATACCTCCAAAAGGATTAGCGGAAATACGATATAATATTATTAAAGCTAAAGATATTTTACATTTTCAATACACGGTAGATGGTCATGGAACAAAAATGTTTGTAGCGCCATCTATGGAATATAGAGTTCATCATGGTCAAATCGCAATTGGATCCATAGCATCTTCAAATGGTGGGTACAACAGGGATATTCACCCCAATGGAGATATCTCATCTGTAAGAATATGGAATACTCTTCCATGGCCTATTTATATTTATCATAATGATAGAAAAGCAGGATGGATTCATGCCAACGATACACTTGGTCATAAAGACTATCATGGTAACATCCTCGCGTCGCCGAATATTTATTTTGATGATGGTAATATGGGATTAAAACTTGGTGATATTTTTAATCTAAAAATAGATAACTCTGGAGATCCTAATGTACCGGAAGAATTATATTCGTTTGCTCTGCATGATAGAAACATTTCTGAAATTATGATTGGCCAGGGAGCTGTAGAAATAGATGACCAGGTTAAACCCGAGACTCATATGTATAGGCTTGGTAGAGATACACCTGGTAAACATAACATAACATCAAAACTTAGAGGTGAGTATTTCCCAAAAACTCATAATGCACCGGGAACCGATCATCATCGGTCTAGTATGAAATCAAGCAGAGTTCCTGTTGCAAGGCATAAAACAATTTCTAGATCTAATATTATGACAGTTTAGTAAAGAGGTTGGTGTTTTTTTATTATGTTATCAACGTAGTATGCTGATACCCATCCTATTAAAGCAGCGATCGTATCACCTGTACTGTTTAATAACGAATCTGGTTGAGGCTTTCCACCAGGCCAGAACAACAAGTATGTATTGATAACGTCGATACCTATTTGAGTATTTTCTACTATTTCAAATATGACATGTAAAATAAACCATTGTACTAATGTTATATCAAAAAAATATATAACAATCCCTACTGCAAAATGAAGATAGGAATATTGATCAAATAAATTACTTCCCATTTTATATCTTTTCTGAAAAAAAATAATGTATAAATTTTCACTTAAATAAGTGAAAATAGAATGTATTTATGAACAATTATGCCATGGTTGAGATGAAGGAACATTCGCTTTATAATATTTAAGTAAGTTATAATGAGTAAATTCCTTGGGGTCGCCCTGGCGATTATGTTGTATTATTTGCCTGTGAACATCACGACGGGGAGGATACATATCTAACGGTAGACTAAAATTAACATCTCCGTAAACATCGTATATGGGCTGTGAAACACCAGTATTTAATTGTTTATAAGGATCGTAACCGATAAACCTGGGCGTACCTTCCATATAATTATCAACGTATGGTTTAGATGGAGTTAACGTTGGAAAATGTGGTATGTGACTTTTTCTATCCATGATTTAATATATATTGGAAAAATAAAAAATTCATTTATCACGTCGTCGTGATAATTCGTATTTATAATCTTTTTCTGTTATTTTATAAGCCCAATGTTGAAGAGTTTGTCTAATCTTAGGTGATATATTTTCATCGCTCCATGTACTATTTTTCTTTTCTATTTGTGTGACTAGAAATCTCATGAAGCGTCCTCTTTCACCTGCTAACGCTTTCCATCTTTTGATTTGTCTTTCATCGTCTTCCGATCTTTTACCCATAAAAAAATCACAATACCAATGTATCCATCCATACGGGTGGGATTTTGCTATCCATCCTTTACTTTCCCAAAAATCTAAAGTTGTACCAACTTTAACTTTATATTTATTTATATTAACATTGTAATTCTCCCATGATGATGTCAAATGATGTTCAGGGATGCCTTTCCACCACGACTCAGGGTAATTTTTATGTTTATGTCTTAATTTGGTTTTATAAAACATAGATTTTATCGACCTGAAATAAGTACCTCCAAAACTACCCAGTTTAAATATCTCACGTGGAGATAGATTAGGTTTAAACGATGGATAATCTTTGAAATAAAAACTACCATCTTTATCACGTTTGGGTTCTTTCATGTTTATGACATATTACAGAAAATAATTCGTATTTATTAGATAAAAAGTTTAAAAAGTTAATACTCGTTGATAAAATACGCGATGTTAATCAATAAAATATGCTATAAAAAAATGATATTCTTTTTTAAAAATACCCCTTATATTTCGATTTACAAATCAACTACAATTCAAGATGATGAAACAACCTATTATTGTTTTTTTGAGCATGAGCGAGGTTCAACACCTCCATCGAATTGCAAGGAGATACAATTGCAAAACTATTGTATCTTACCTGATAAATATTATTATAAATTCGCCAGATAAAGATATCCTTGCCATTCATACGGATTTGATGGTAAAAGCTTCTAAGTTTAACGCCAATGAAATTGTTGAATTTTTCATAGAAGAAAAAAACATAACACCTAATTTCGTCGATCGCGAAACAGGATGTTCTATACTATCATGGGCAACCAGGAACAACAACGAGTCTCTTGTTTATTATCTGCTGGATAACTACAAGATGGATCTAGACCATCAAGATAATCTTGGGTTTACCGCTCTTCATTGGGCATGTGAAAACCAAAATTTTTCAATGGTTGAACAGATCACTTGCAAAGGAGCGAATGTAGATGTCATAAATAGCGATGGATACACACCCATCTATCTCGTATTGTCATCAGAAAACAGGAATTCAATCGATATCGTAAAATGTTTATTGGATAAAGATGCAAATACATTTGTCATGGAAGATAACAGTCTTATATACAAAGACCTTGCAGAGTTTGCATTTGTAAGAGATTGTCATTTCATAGAAAAAATAATAACAAAATATCGTGATTCTATATGTAAATTAAGATACACATATAAAGATTTGGATGATTACCAATAAACAAAAAAAGCAAAAAACAATTTTTACAGATTAATCTGTAAAAATAATATCTACAAAACATGTTTAATAAAATCATCGCATGTTTCTAACGCCCCTTCAACCCAACTTTGCGTTAAGCTAAAACTCTCACCGCATATATAAATGTTATCTAATTCGGGATGCGATGTTAATTTGGGATTTAGCATAAAACTGTACATGTCTTTGCTGTTTATCTTTGGTTTCCAATACGATACCCCGTTTTCCCAATAAAACATCCATGTGTCTTCAATCGTCTTTATCTTAATTTTAAATACTTGATTGATGTATACAGGGATCATATCCAATTTTGACATGTTTTTCCAATATTTACAATATACATCGTCCGTATATATCAAAATAATACCTTTTTGAATATCAATAGGTATTATATGTCTTAGAGGATTGTTTGTTACTATTTTACTATCGATATGTTTTATTTTTTCTAAAACCTTGTGTTCTGAAACAGGATCGAGTTTTATATACAATCTGCATAAAGATTTAGTATAAACAGAGTCTAATTGTTTTCTAATAGGATTTAAAATAGGTATATCAAGTAGGTTTGACTGTGGTATGCAAAAAACAATTTTTTTAGCTTTATAATTTTTTGTTCTACCTTTATTTTTTATTTTAATTTCATAGCAATCTTTATTATAATCAATCTTATTAACTTTTGTATCAAGTTTAATTTTACCACAACTGCATTTTATATTTTCTTCAAGTTTAGCAATTAATAAATGAAAATAACCAGAATAAAACTTGTCAGCGACGTTAATACCGTATTTAAATAAAAAATACGCATCATACATATTCATATTTTTTAGCTGCCCGCTATACCCGGATGCTTCAAGTATAAAATTTATCTCTACTTGCGATAAACACTTGGCGGCAAAGGTTTTGAATGAATGAGTTCTAAGTTTATCACCCTGGGTTCCTGTTATACCATGAGCCTCTGTATTTTTCAACACTATAGATATATAATCAAAACCTGTTTTATTCTTGAATTTCCTAGTATTAAACTTTGATTTTGTATCAATAAATATCGTATGAGGTATTTTACCTTTATCTTTTCTAAAATCCAATAAATTAAACTCTTTTAATAACTTAACCACTCTTTCGTGATTGACATTAAACCTAGAAGCTCCTTTTGGAAAAGAAATACAATGTTTTTTATTTGTATACTGCTGTATGCGGCCTCCTATTTGTTTATTTTTTTCTAATAATAAAATATTCATACATGGATTGCTATTTATTAATTTATAGTAAATATATAACCCTGATACACCTCCGCCTACTATTACTAAATCGTACATTTGTAATACAAGTATATGTTTAATTTTACTTTAAAAAGTAAAATTTATATTATATTTATTTTAAAATATATTTCTTAACTTGGCAATTGTTTATAATACCATAATACGACGAAAACTTTATTTTTTTATGATTTTTGTTATATTTAAAAGAAGCTACCTCTCCGTATTCGTTTCTATACCATTTTAATCTTTTATCGCTAATATCTTCCTCGTCGTACAGTCTTTTTCCGTTTTTTCTATCAATATACGCGGACTTTATGTAATTATAATTAACAAATGGGAGCAACGCGATACCTTGATAATCTTTTCTTTTACCTTCATAATCAATATCAAATTTTTCAGGGTAATACCCCAATTTTACTAATTCGCTGTTTTCATGATACATCAAAGGTCTGTAGTATTTGGGTAATAAATTTCTAGAAGCTGCTGGTAAAATCGAAAGGAGTTGTTCAAATGGCAACGCGGGTGACGATCTATCGAATTTTACATCGTGATCTAAATCGTATTGCGTTAACTTGGATAAATAGTTATAGAAATCAGACATTAAAGGAGCGTAATGATATTTATACGACTCATCCCATGACACCAAACCTTTTGTATAGTATAAAAATACCCATACTAAATTTCTAAAGTATTCTTTACATACCGTATCTACTTCATCTTCGGATATACCAAATTTTGAGTAATACCTTTTCTTATATTCATTTGTATCTATTTTTCCTTCATAAATACATGATTCTAGAGTTACATCTATAAATTTAGAATGTTTAGGTTTAAACCTACGTTGATTTTGCAGATATTCGTTTTCATTAAGACTTAATTCTTTAACAAAAAGCTTAAATCCTTCAATATCGATAACACCATTATTTGTAATATATTGGTTAGCAAAACCGCTTGTCGACGTAGTAATATAGTTATTAATCATTTTATTCAGCCCATCTTCTAAGTAATAAAACATCTTAATCTTGGGTAAAAAGTCATTACCTACGAAAAATCCCATTAAAACAAAATCATTTGATACGTCGTCTTTTGTTCTTGTATTCATTTTTACAGCTCTACGTTGACCTAAAATATAAGATAACTCTTTCCTTATCTTACTCATATTTATAAGATGATATAAACTTGCATCGTCTTGTACTTCTCTGAAAAGGCTTATATGTTCAACATGTGCACTAAGAGTAAGCATTATCAGGTCTCCATCAGGGCCAAACATGCAATGCGTGGAATCCGTTTTCTCTTTCGTTGGCAATTCTCGAATATAGTCCATTATCTTATGCTCGCCTTCACCTGGGATAGTAGGAGGAGAATATATCACTTCAATATCATTCCAAAACGATGATGAATTATCATTAATATGTTTTCTGATCTTATAATACATGAATTGTGAAAGCTTGTGCATAAATTCTGTTCCAGGGCTGATAGAATTTGAGTCAAATCCAGTATCATCACTTGATCTGTTCATGGCTGAAACAAACCTTCGTTCGCGTTGTTGATTTTGCTTTGCGCGAGGAGCAGGGCCGTCGATTGCAATATATAATACTTTATCCGGTTTTACAACAGATACAACATCGACGATATTATCAAAGAATGTTTCAAACGTAGCTTTTAACTTTTCATCATAAGTTAATTCCTTGTTAGGATCTAAATATTTTTTATTTGGCCCGTAGTTAAAAATAAATTGCGCCGCTCCGTGAAGAAGGCCATTGGCATCCAGATAAACATAGTCGAATGTTGTTGCTAGTGATTTTTCTTTAATTATAGTTTTAACAGCATTTTTTCCAAAATGCTTGTTAATAAAAGGCCATAATCCAGGTACTCCCATCTTGAAAAATATTACGATATTATATATATATACGTAATTAAATATCTTTTTTTATATTAAAAATGTCTCAATTTACAGTTCAAAACTATAATTGGAAAAAAACTAGGAAATGTTACAATTAACACAGGTGCATCGACGACTAGTCCCCCTATTTACAGGGCTAGAAACGGTGTAACTATAATCGCTGGGCCAAATGCCGAAACAGACAAATCGTATCAATTAAGAGACGAACCGTTTAGCCCGTTTTACAAAGTTGTCGACCAGGACATGTTTGAAGGAAATGGAGTTCCCTTGGAACCATCATTAATTGTTACGACTAGGGTAATAAACATGAATGGGAAATTTACAGGACCTTCTAATGCCGAATTCAACGACGATATTAGTACATGGGATACGAGTAACGTAACTAATATGACCGATATGTTTAACGGTACAGGCGCGTTCAGCCAAAATATTAGTGCATGGGATACAGGAATGGTAACAGATATAAATAACATCTCGGACTTTGCATCTACCCCTCCGTATGGTAATTCAGGATTTATACTACCAAGTGCTTTTCAAGGCCTTCCACCATAAAATATTTATAAGCTTTTTCATCAACGGTTGATGAAAAATAAAACTTTTATTTCTTACAAGAACATTTACCAATACGTTTTCCGTTGTCAGGACATTTATCATAACAAGATCCTCTAAACTTTTCTGTATTATACGGGCAAGACGAAGGGTCAACCCCTTTAATCTGTTTTGTTTTCCTACCTTTTAAACATACATCCTCTTTACATGTAAATCCATCTTTTCCTAATGAATAACAATTACCATTAATTAATTTTTCACCAGGATCGCAATATACTTTAGCATTACCCGATACTATACCATCTGTTATATTTCTTGTTAACGTACAATTAGTTTCATTACATGCGAAATTTGTTTTAGGTTTATTGTAACATTTTCCATTCTTTTCTTTTACCAACGCGGGGTTATCACAAGTTTCATATATATTACCAACTTTTTGACCGGGTTTAACATTTCTATCTTTTAATAATACCGGTCCTGTTCCGCCGTACCCGGATGGTCTATCTCTATAACAAAGCCCTGCTTCTAATTTAGGTTTATCCGAATAACAATGCTCTGTTGCGATACCAACCCTTTTACCGGGTTTGACATTTTTACTAAAACTACAGTTTGTTGCTGTACATTTATACCCTGGTTTTGGTTTTTTATAACATAACCCGTCTACAAGTTCTTCATCAGGATGACAATACCACCTCTGCCCCAGTGTCTTTTTAATACCTACACCGGTTTTGCGACAAGTACAACCGTCATCCCAATAACCACGTTTGCAATTACGACAGCAATGAGGAGTAAACGCTGTACAACAACAGCCTTTGCCATAGATATGAGCATCGTTCCAACAACTTGTACCATCGTCTCTCCATCCGTTATTTCCCCAATAGTTACAAGGTCTTTTTAACGGTATTTTCCCTACGCCCCTATCATACCAACACGTGATACCGGAATCGTTACTTCCTTTAGGGCATTTCTTGCCGATAAGCAATCCCCCGGGTGTCGTCCAACCCCATCCTGTTGGTGGTTTTTTCCAACACTCAACCCCCTTTATATCTTCTCCTTCTGAACATTTTAAATGAAACGGTACTCCTATTCCTCTATCAACTTGGCAATGCGTTGGAAATTCTGTAATTCCTAATTGTTTATTATTAACCATTACGCTTTTTTCGCATTTCTTACCAACTAACAGCCCACCAGGAGTCGTCCAATCCCATCCAGAAGAAGGTTTTTTATAACATTCTACTCCTTTTTGCACTACGTCTGACCTATCCCCGCATCCTAATTTTGTATTTTTACCCGATGGTCTTGTATACAAACATTTGAGTTTGTCTTTACTGACCGTTGTACCTTTAGGGCATATATCGGAAACTTTAGTTTTGTACACCCATTCTTTTCCAGATCCTGGTTGTTGATAACATTTATCGCCTTTTAGAATATAAGGTTTATCGCATTTTATTTTTGATGAAAAATCACCCCGGTTATATTTACAATTAGGACCTTCGGGTATAGTACCTTCAGGGCAAATCTGTTTGACTTCATCTTTCTTGGAGAATACATAGCTCTTTACATCCGATTTTTTATAGCATTTACCATACTTTTTAATTTGATCGTCAAAACAATCCATAGGGGTTTTTTTACCGTATTTATCGCAATCCGTAGAAATATTTGGATTAACCACACATCCGATTGGATCAGATTTTACACAATCTAAAAACGCGTCGCCTTCCGTATTATATTTATAACCCGTTACAGATAATATAGCACCAAATATAACAAATAAAATTATTAATAAAATAAAAATAATATTCATCTTTTAATATAATCAATATTAAAATGCTGGATTTTATTAATTATAATATTTTTATATTTTTAGTAGTTCTCCCGGTTGTAATAATTTCTGTTATGGCTATTATCTTAAAATTATCTAATTTTACCGTTAAACCTTCTGAAACATTCAAACTACCCAAATTCAAACGCGCCGATAAAAAGGACGGTAGATTTTATAAATGGGAAGTTATTAACGAATATGAATCAACAAAAAATAATAAAAATTTGTATGAATAATAATCAAGATGTCAATTAATAGAAACTTATTCATAGTAGTATGTTTTTTAATAGTTATTGGTATGATTTGTTTACGTCCGTATCATTCAAAGAAATATGTTTCAAAAGATAAACCAGTTTTAAAAATAAAGGAACCGTTTATCAGGGGTGGTAATGATTTTTACATATATAACTATTACAATGTTTCGATAGATGTTTCCTTTATACCTTCTTCAGATATTAAAACTATAGAACCTGGTCAAAGAATAGGTTTAAATAGTTCTGATGTATACAAATATTTGAAAAACGGTAGTATAATACAAGTTCATACATCTGTATTACAAGATAGATTAGGAAGCCCTAAAGAACATAAATCTCCGTTGTTGATAGGAGAATCAAAATTAATATTACCAGAAGGGAAATCAATCAAATCGCTTCACATTGGTATGAGTTCAGGTCATGATGATTTAAGTATGGCGGGTGAGAGTACAAAAAGTACATTAGGGACAGCTTTACCGCGTGTAAGACTAGTAAATACAACTCCCAGATGTCTTAATTTAATGATAGGTTCTGATAAAATAAGAATACTACCACATTCGTCGCATATGTATTATGGTGAAAATAACATGGGTATTCACCTTGGCGTTATCGTTAGAGACCAAGAAGGATTTTTAAAAGATTATCATATTAATAAACCGATAACCGATTTACACCTTGGTATAATATCAGATATCAAAACTCCTTTACATGGAGGGTCTAAATTCGGAGGTGATTTTGATGATACAGTTGATGTAGTTAATTATCCTATGGAGATCCACGGGATGGGCGGCCCTCATAATGGTTCGCTTGCAGATAGATCGTATATACCATAAATTTTGTGTTTTTCATTCAGTTGAATGAAAAACTATATTAAACATAGATTTATTTCTATTTATATTTAAATATATCATGGATTTTATGAATAAATATTTCAAAGGTCTTGAATTTATCAGGACTCATGAAAAGAAAGGGTTTGTTATTTATGCCGCGGCAATCCATAGTTTTATAGGCGGTGATAAACAACGTTATGTATTAGCATTTGTACCTAGTCATCTCGCTATTAAAAATAAAGCAAAATTAAGAGAACTTCCATGGGTTAATCTTCAAACAAGACTCTGTGCTAAGAATACATATAATACCATGCCACAACAATGGGTTTTAAATGATAAACTCGAAAATATAACACTTAAAGTTCTCAGAAGATTCAAAACATATACAACATATACACACGGAAGTGATTTTCCTTTTGAAGTATTATTGATTAATAACTCCAAGAATAAATCTATTTATCAATATCCTGAAAATATAAATTTACATTGGGCTATCGACAAATTCAATACATGTTTTAATTATACCGGTCATATAGCTCCTTTAGAAAGTACGCTTTTAAAAGAAGATCCAAGTTATGAATTAGTACGCTTTTAAAAGATGATCTATAACCTGGGTTATAGATTTTCTTTTTCTTACAAAAAGAATA